CTGAGTTGGCAGTATATAACTCAATTAAATTCTTTACAACCCTAGAATCTTGTTTTTCGGTCACATAAACTTGCATTTCGGCAACTTGAAATTCTCTATCACTGTAGTATCTTCGTATTTCCTCATGAGTCATGTACCATATAGTTTCACCTTTACTATTTTTACCACACTCAATCGGTACGAAAAGATTACATCTAACCGTAGATATTTGAGAACTGAAGTTGGTATTTCCGCACATTTTAGTTAATGTCTCTTTAGTAACCGAAGTCCCAGAAACTAATAAATCTAAAATTTCGTGTGCTTTTTGAGTACCGCGCGCAACTGTATTCATAATTATAGTCCAATTGATTTTGGAAAAACTTGCTGAATATCAGTATACGAATTAACTTTAAATGAGCGCCAACCCACATTAAGTTCGTATACACGTAAGGCGCTGTAGTTTGGCTTTTTAGGCACTTGTCCTTCTTTTAATACAATCACCTTAGTTAACTCATTATCATCAACTGGGATGTACTTAGCGTCTCTTGTACAACGCATTTGACGAAAACTACCATCAGCTTTTATAAATTCAACATCGAATATACCTGTAAGAAATCCCTCACATAGAGATTTATGAGTTTTCTCTTGAACTAGTATTTCTTCTTCTTTGACGATTTGTTCATCACTTAAATTAATACCTATCATATCTTTCATACTAATAACCTCTACGTTTTTTATTGTGTTTCTTTGGCTTTATTCATTTCCATATCTCCGAATTGCAAATTACCCAATCATCCATTTCACCAGATGCATGAATTAATTCTACACCCATTGTATCACAAAAGTCAATAATTTCTTGAAATTCTTCTTCAGTCATACGGTGGTATTTTTCAACAAAATATATACCCACTATTCCAGCCGCAATTAGGTGCTTAGTGCAATTAAAACAGGGTGAGTGTGTGACATATGCGGTTGAACCTCTAACATCAACTTGGGAATATATTAATGCGGATAGCTCAGAATGAATTTCGTATTTCAGTGACCACTCATGATGCTCGGAACAACGCCCTTCAAATTTTTCATTGCAATTAATGTAACCTTTCGGTGTGCCATTTATTCCGGAAGATACTTGATGCCCATCCCTTACTAAAACAGTGCCAACTTTTAAACTGACACATTTTGAATCTTCGGCTATAGCATGTGCTATATTTAACCAAGTTTGATGTTTCATTATGCCCCCAAAAGTATAACTAAGAAAGCACAAACCGCGACTAATCCGTATGAAATATACTTCGCGGTGGTATTTAATACATGAAATTTTGGATAGGTTTCAGGATCGTAATAATTTATGCTACATAATACGGTCAGACATATCGGCACTATCATTAATAAAAGTGCTACCCATTGCAAATTATTCATTAGTTAGTTTCTCCCATTAAGATAAAACAAAGGTATACAAACCCACAAACCCAAATAGCGTTTAATATAAGTTTAAGTGGATTTTCGACAGTATCGTCAATATATTCCATTTTGACTGTTAGAGCTACGAATAATACAAAGTATAGTAAAATCATTACTTTCCCTCAATTCTATCGTGAACTTTAATAGGTGAACATCCATATTCTTCTGAAAATCGACTATCAGAAGTATACACAAAGTTACCGCCAAACATACACCACCTAGTTTCACCTTCTGGCTCGAAGTGCGGTGGAGCTACGAATAAAGCGGAAGGTGTCAATTCCAATACAACGTACCCACGTTCTTCTACATCGGCTTCGGTAATATGACCACGCTCACAAGGAACGACAAGTTTACTTCTGGATGTAAACGTAACACCGCCGTTTGTAGAGTCACCTAAATCGTTAGAGAAAACAAAAACTGGTAGAAACTTTTTCATAATATATACCTCAAATGGGAAAACAAAGTGGTCTTAACTCAACCAATACAGTCAGTGTATAGCGTTATTAATTAGATTGCAAGTTATTTTTTCGGATCAAATGCGTCCTTTGTCATATCTATTATGGTATATTCCATTTCTGGGATGGTTTTTGGTATTCTGGACCTGTAACAGTATATAGCTATAAAAATCCAAAATAGGGTAAATAAAGCCGCAAATTTTATAGTTTGAGATTTGGACTCTAACTCTTGATTAAGTCTTACTTTAATTTCGGTATATTGTAGATACGAACATAATGAAAAACCTAAACCCATTGATATGTAAATTGATAATATAATTAAAAATTTGTCATGTTTAACATTCTCCGTACATAAAGTTGACTTGATTAGCAACTTTATCTTCTATGTCAATACGTTTGTTAATCGCCATTCTTGTTAATTGTTGCGTTTGCAATTCTAACATAAAAGAAGTACATGATTTTTCATCGTGAAACATCCCACCAATAGAAAATATTTTTTTATCTATTTCTTTTTCAAGATATGTCATTTTACGTACAATAGTATGTGACCAGCAAAAATATGTGTCGTTAACTTGAATATCATCTAAATCTAAAACTCTACCAACTTTAATCTCGCTTGCAGAATCTATTAGCGATTCAATATCAGATATTTGTTCTGAAATAGATTTTGTTACGTTTTGTGATTTTTCCAACATAAATAGTAATTCGTTTCTTCTGGCTTTTACTTTTGCAATATTCATACTTTTAACTCCATTGTATTATTAAGGTTTCTGTAGGTATCAATGTTATCTAATACCTCTCTAGCTTCATTAACTATTTCATCGTACCCCTCAAGCCAACCTTCACCGTCAATATAACCGGTTTCATCTGCAATCATTAAGGCGTTTATAATCTCAGCAAATCTAATAACTCTTGCATTAGATTCAATCAACTCCTGTTTAACGGTTACTGTTAATTTTTCTATTTTTGCCGATGCTTTTTTAGTATTTTCACCTCTTAACCAACCGGAATTTTCCTTAGCATTCTTTAAAGAACCATTTGAATACTTATGACTACCTCTTAACCAAACCACTCATATATTTCTCACTTATTTAATTTAGTTTGGTATTCATTAGCAAATTTTTTAGCATCTTGAATACTGGGAAACATCAATCGAACTATAGAATTATTTGGATTCGAACCATTGATAAACGTATCAGGAAAAGATAGCGCCCTTACTCTATATGACCCATCATACTGCTTTGTTTTGTGAATGTCATAAGGTTTAGACGGCATTTATAATCTCTGATCAATTAATATACAGTAAGATTACCATAGTAAATATATAAGTCAAGTAATTTCTTCAATCTCAAAACTATAATCATCATTTAATTCGGTTAGTCTATAGGTTAATGTAGGCATAGACATAGCTTCTAATACGGTAATCTCTAACCCAACTCTGGCATCTGAGTCTACGTGGTTTTCGAATATATCACGAACATCATGATATGGTTCTTCGGGGTTGTCTTTGTCCCAAAACATATCCGATATCGGCGGTTTATTGCATTTATCTAATTCTTTGGCAAACCAATCTCGCTCTAAACATAATGCATCCATATCTGATAATGCATCGGTCAATCGACTATTTAAAGATTCAATTTGTTCCTTATATTCATTAACCATACTTATCGTTTCTTCATCAGTTTGCTGAAACAGTGCATTAAGTGAAAATTTAATCATTTGTGTTTTTGTCCTATATTGTATTTAACTTTAGATGCTTATTGTATTTAACTTTAGATTCTCATTGTAGTACACCGCATTAACTGCAATGCCTACAGTGCTGTACAGTGTAGTTAATGCGGTGTAGGTTTTGCAGTAAAGTCAGCATCATATTGAGAAAAAATATCAGTTAATTCCGCTAAATCTACCAAAGAATTGAGTAATAGCGGATACCCATTCGCACACGCACTATGGGCATTTTCAAAAAGTTCTTCAATAAGTTCTACAGCGGCGTTAACCCTACTAACATTTAGCGCATTAATAAGTTCAATTTGTCGTTCGATGTCGCGCCTTGCTCTTAATGGTGTAGTTGGTTTAAGTCTATTGGTATATTTTTGAGATTTTTTATCCCAACGTTCATACTTTAAATTCCAGTATCCTGTACTAGAAACAAAAAACCAACCATCGGGTGCGGTTTCTACAAGTTTTTCTAGGTGTACTAATTCATCATCATTCATCATCTTCGACACCCTCCCATTCACCATCTATAAGCTGGCTAATAAATCCAGTATTCGAATAATCTGGCATTAAGCCGCGCTCATGTAGAAATAATGTGTAGTATGATATTGCTGAAAGTTTATTCTTAGCCGTTGATAATGAATCGGTTAACACCGAAAATTCAACGTCACCTAGTTTTGGGATAAATGAAACCTTATAATAAAGTTCTTTTTCATCATCATGTTTTTTAGCTAACGAACTAAGTTCATAATCTAACGCCTTTGCATATGCAACAATACCAGCGGAATAATATTCCATTTTAGTTGGGCTAAGAGTAGTTGGCAATGGGAACAGATTTAATACATCTTGATTTATTTTTCTAAAGTTACTGTATTTCATAATTTAAATCCTATTTGATTGATTTATCCACTCTATCATCTTTTAACAACATTGTAAGTATTTTTTAGATATAAAAAAACCTAGCTTATACGGCTAGGTTTCTTGTGTCAACCTCTAATTTAATCGAAGTCGAATTCCATATCACCAACATCATCCAGTGTGGCATTCACCAGATAATTACTAGATTGCGCTTCTTGTTGCGCTGTTTGCATCAAGTCTGGATCGATGTATTTGTCCATCCACGGAAATGGATATGCATCGACAACCTCAAAATCAAATGGTATTTCTAATCTATCGTACAATGGCTTAGAAACGTGAAATACATATTTTTTAAGTAATTCTTGATTGTAACCGACAATAGAACCAACCTTATTAAATAAATGTTCACCCCAATCAATTTCACTTCGAACAGCCGCATCCATAATTTCTTTAATCTCGCCGCGCATTTCATCCCACTCTGGATATTTTTCTTTGTTCTTAATGATATTTAAAAACGTTAAACCATTGCGAACATGCGAACCAGCTTCGTCATTATGAATTAATCCAACTGCTTTAGAACAACCGTTGAACATCTGGGTAGTGTGAGTAACCGCAAATGTAGCTGTAAACGATGCTAAGAACATAATACCCTCAAGGCATAACATTGTGACCATGAATCGAATTATCTGCTTACGTTCATCTGTACCGAATTCCTTTAGCTCTCCTGTTAGCACTTTACCAACTAACTGAGATTGCGACCTAAATACAGTTCTTAAAAAGTCTAAACGCTTTAGCATTTCAGCATTATGTTTGATTCGCTCAAATATTTCGTTTGGATCATCAAAACACTGTGCAATGATTCTACCGTATGTATCGGCGTGAACAGCTTCAGTATCACCCCAGTAGCTAACTAGACTACTTGCTTGGCTATTAGATATAATTGGTAACAACAGCGTTTGTAGGGCTGTATTAGCTAACGAATCGCCAGCCATTTGAAATGATAGATTCTCTATCACAAATTCACGTATCTCTTTTGGTGAGTTTTTCATATCATGGTAATCTTTCGATAAATCGATTTCATTAGATTTCCAGAATAAAGCCCTCTGTTTTTCGTCAGCTTGCAATATTTCTGGATATGTTACATTAAAACTATCAAATACGCCTAAATCTTCGCCAAAAAATAGCGGATATTGACCAGACTTATTATTTTCATTATCTAAGTTTAAAAAATCACTCATTTTTATAGCTTGTCCTTTTAGTAAAGCGGTGAGAAAAATTCCCACCGCAATTTATTTAAAAACTACATTCCTCACAATCTGGTTCAGAACCCTTTTCACCACGACCAGTTTTTGGGTTTTGGTAATACATAGTTTTGATTCCCATTTTGTTCCAATAAAGGTAATTTTTAGTACGTTCAGACTTCGGCACTTGTTTATTAGGATATTTACTAAAATCAACAAATGTATCAGCCGATATAGCTTGGTCACACCACTTTTGGCATAATGCATAGCAATCTGCAATATCTTTAAAGCTAAGATCCCAAACTTCTTCGTAATTATATTTAGTAGAATTGGGCGCAAAAAATTGAATATCTCCACCCTTTGAATCTTTATATACCAAATCGTTACGAATTGGGTACAGACTATTAGTACCATTAGTCATTACTGAGCTACTTTCACAGGGCATATGAGCGCACAATACACTAAATCTAACACCATGTTCCGCAACTTCGGCTTTAAGATGATCCCAATCATACTTACATTCTGAATATAATGCATCAACATTTTTATTATATGTTTCTAGCGGAGTCCAACCATTACCCCATCTAGTATAATTATACCAATCAAATTTACCCCTTTCTTTAGCTAATTGAACACTAGCCTTAAGTAGAAAATAATAATGACGTTCTGCTAATTCATGTATATACGCATGGTCTTTATATGATTTACCCTTACTTGCGAGTAATTGCGCAAAATTAGTCATACCAACGCCGACCGACCTCCACGCCTTAGCAACAAATTCAATTTGTGGTGTAGGGTAATCCATATCCTCAATCAAATCATCTAATGATTTAACTGCATAATAACACGCTTGCTCATACTCTGCATCAGTTTGAGTTTTATATACATCAATTGCAGATATAAAACATAATGCCGTCATACCATCACCATAATCGTAATAGTTTTTATACAATTCCGTTATATGCTTATACTCTTTTGTTGGTAGGAGTATCTCCTGACACAAGTTACTAATTCTGATAGGCGTTATGTTAGTGTCAAACGGCGTGTGCTTATTTGCGTGAGTAATATTAGTTTCATAGTATCGACCAATCTCTTGTCTTGATTCTAGGAATCTATCCAATACATCATACGCACCGATAATGGTCTTTCGACATTCCATAGCTAGAATTGTATCCATGATTTTGTCAAATTCGATACAATCTTTTTTATAAAACGCTGAATATAGTTCTGGAAAATCAGCTTTACTAACTAATGCCCAATCCTGACGTTTTGCCGCGCGCCGTAAGAATGACTGATTGACTATTAAGGAATAATCCAGTTTATCGATCTTTCTTTCTTCTGAGGTGCGCGGTAATTTTAATTTTAGCAAGTCCATTACTTCAGGATCTAAACAGGTAAAGCTAGTCGTTGCACTTCCACCGCGATTACTCTGCTTAACTTCCTTTACGGTAGCAGATATCGTGCGGTAGTGTGGCATTTTACCGCCAGCCTTTGCGTAGCCATTTCGGACTGAATCACCGGGCGATCTTACATCCATTTCGATGCCGATGCCAGCCGATGCCGCTGTACTTAAAAATGCAATATGTTTAGCGGCTTCAATTCCGTGTAGGCTATCACCACCAGTGATCAATACACAGGATACACCCGCATTTGATGGGGTTCTAGTAGTTGATAATTGTGGCGAAGGTAAATTGATTTTGTGGTCAGAAATTAAGTTGTAATAATTAACTACGTCTACCCAATTCCCAGACTTTTCAAATCTAGCCATTGCGATACCCATGTACATATATTGAGGTAATTCTAGTAAGTTACCATCGTGATCTTTTATACTGTATTTGTCTCTGAATTGTCTAAATGACGGATACCCATAACCCAAATCCTTATTATGATCAATATGAGAAGCAAATATTTCGAGATTTTTTTGCTCCCATTTCATAGTTTTCCAGTATTTATTTTGAATCATAAAATCATAGAATTTAATAAAATCTAGGTCAGCTTTAGATGTTTTTCTAATTGAACCTAATAATAATCTACCCGCGACTTTATTGTGTGGCTCAGTTTCTTTATCTAGGCAAGCATCAATCAATGCCTTTTGAATATCAGAAACTTTATAAGTATCGCCACTTAATTTAGTCATGGCAATCATTACAACTTCAGACCATTGTACCGAACTATCAACTTTAACCGCCCATTCAACCATATCGTTAATTTTTTTAGCTTGGAATGGTTCAGTTGTACCATCACGCTTTAATACGTATTTAATGCCTTTAACAAATTCAGTGATTTCAATTGGTGGTAAATTTGAAGTAAAATGACTGTTTGGCAATGCAATTAACTGACTATAGCCGCCAATTAACTGACCATCGTAATAAATTTGAGGTATTGTTGTAGCGCCGGTCCTTAATAGAAATGATTTTAAATAATTATCATCTTCATCATCTAAATCAACATAGACAAATAATTCTTTGCGGTTTTTTAGGAATTCTTTAGCTTTAATGCAGTATGGACAGCTATTTTTTCCGTATATTTTATACATATTTTTCCTTTAGATAAAAAAAGTGAGGGCAAATTTACCCTCACTTTATTGTTTTACTATTTAAATTTTAGTCAAGACCAGCCATTAATTCTTCTAAATCGTCAAGTTCAGCATCGGCATTTCCAACATTGAGTAATTCATCAACTTCTTTATCAGATACCGTTTCACCCTCAACATCATCTTCAGATGGTAATGATTCAGATGCACTAGCAATTTTTTTAGAATCCTTAGCGCCATTAAATGCGGCAAATTCCTTAGCAAGTACTTCGTAAGTTTTACAATGCTTTTCATCTGCAATATCATCGATATCATGAAGAGAATCAAACAATGCGTCTAGCTTAGTTTGATCACCATTGTATAATGCGGTACTATTACCGAATTTAGATAGGTCATAGTTTTGATAATCGTCTTTCTTTTGAGCCTTTAATGAAAAGTTCGCACCCTCAAAAACACAATCAATATCAACTTCCGACTCACCTAACGCTTCATCACCTTTGGCGTGAGCCTGAATTTTTTCAAGTATCTTAATACCAAAACGATATTTAAATACTTTATTTTCAGCATCTGGGTTAGCTGGATCTTTTAACACTAAGATATTAGCCCAGTAAGATGTTTTCTGCTTGCGGAGTGACGCAATCTTTCTATTTGACTCTACTTCGGTAGCCCATAATTCTCTATTGGCTTCACATATCGGGCAATCTTTACCATGCAATGTTGGACAGTTTTCAATAAACCATCGACCATTTTGCTTGTATCCATGATTAATCATAGTTACGAATGCTAACTTCTTTTCATCTTTGTGGGGTAGGAATCGAATCACAGCATTACCATTACCAGATTTGTCAACGGTTAACTTCCACTCAGCTTCATCTTTTTCTACAGCCTTCTTTTCGGTTAATTTGCTAACTTTATCAGCTAGAGATAATGCCGAACCACTACGTTTTTTAAAACCCATTTTATCTATTTCCTATACAGTTGATTACAGTTGATTTGCTACAGTTTACTACAGTTTGCTACAGTTGATTTGCTACAGTTTTTCTTTAACATCTGATTAATGGTAACATTGATCAGATTCTTATCATAAATTAGCAACTCTTTATAAGCCACTAATCTTACACGTTCTACATCCCATGTATAGTCACCAATCATATTTTTATCAAATATTTCTATGAGATTTAAGGATGCGTCTAATATCATAAACGTCTCCAACTCAATAGAACCACTTAACAACATTTTAAATATTGGTGGATGTCCATCTTTAGATGAAAAAATTGATTTGAATGGTAAACCTTTCACATTAACAATTTCAAATATACTTTCCATATCTTCTTTAAATCTATCCCCAATCATAACGAATTTTCTAACAAATTCAAGAGCGTCTTTGTGAACCTGACCGTTAATATCGGCTATCGATTTACTGTTTTTATTAAGAACAGCGTGTAATATAATTATCAGCAAAGCCTTAGAATTATATTTAGTACTTATAGTTTCGTAAATCTTGTAAAATCTTTTTGAAATATAAGTTTCGTACTTCACCCTATTGTTAATTGCACCATATTTTACAATGGAACATCTACCGTTAAAGTGGTTCATAATCGCGTTATGCATTTTATATAGGGTAAATCCCGACATAAATCCACCATTAGAACCAGCATCAATTTTTCTAATTTTAATCACATTACAACCATTCAGATAGATTGCTAGTAGAGCTTTTCCCTTTTAATAAATTTAATCGGTTACTCTCTTCTTTGATTTTTTCATAAAGTGTGCTATTAATGTAGCCATGTATATCCATATGCTCTATGTTATGCTGATCAGCATACTGCAAACACGCTTCCAGATATGTAAGTTCAGGATTTCTAAACTTTAACATATCTATACCACACGATACACCCATTCTGGTTAGGTCTTCCCACATTAATCTGTATTTCCGAACAATTTTTCATAGTCATTGACTAATTCATCGGTAGAGCTAGAAAGTTCAGACAAGTTTTGCGCGTAATACGCCTTAACAAGTTGATTGTATCGTTTTGGCTCAACCTCAAATTCTTCCTTAACACTTTCACGAATGTCTTTTTGGAGATCTCGCTCGGCGGCGATTCGAGTCAATGAACCAGCTGATTCTTTGATATTGCCTTTTAACTCGTTTAATTGTGCTGGGCTTAGTGAAGATATCATAATATTTCCTATTGGTTTTAATGTATAGTGTAGGGTATTTATACACTGGGTTATTGTTATTTACGTTTTAGCAGAATTCTTTTACTTTACCAAGTAAATGCATCCAACCTTTAGACATAAATAATTTAAAAATATCGGCTTCAGTACCTATCGGCATAATCTGATATTCTTCTTGAATCTTATCAGTATATTCAACTGGTGTCAATGATAAATTTAACATTTTTTCATTTTCCTGAAAGCGAATATACTCTTCTTTGGTACAAGCTGTTTCGGGATCATCCATAACCTCTTGTAAAAATTTAGCCGATATGGATTTTTGTCTAGCACCACCATTGATGTTAACTAGTAAATGATCAGAAACAGATTTAATATTTGAAATGCAATCCTTTCTATCACCCTTGATAATTTTAACAAGTAGGTCTTTTCTACCAGAACCAAATTTGTGACTTATTTGTTTTTTCAACATTGGGCTATATTGCTTAATGTTTCTATTATGTAATTGAGTAAAATCACCATCGGCTGATACAATCATAACTTTTCGTGTTTGGCATAACTCCCTAGCAAGGTATCCAATAGTATCATCGGCTTCGATTCTGTCAACCTCAATAACCTTATACGGAAATTTAGTTTTTAGATAGCCAATAACATTAGCCAATCCCTTAAAAATGGTTTCGTAGTCTAATCCGGTTTTAGTTCGATTGAGTTTTCTAGTACCCTTATAGTAGTAACCATGATCCAAACGCCAATACTTTTGCTTAGAGTCGATACAAATTACCACTTCTGGATAGCTATCCTTAAAACGCTTTACATTGGTCCTAATGGTGTTGAATATAACACTTTCGACATCAACTTCCGTAATTAAGTCTCTTGGGTTAAAAGTTTCACTAACAATCGACATTGCTATTTGCGAAAGATCCACCAGTAACGTCCCATCTGGAATATCGTAGGGGTCAAATACTTCAACTGTTCGTTCACTTTTGCGTTTAAATCCCATAATTTATTTATCCTATTATTTTCTGATTTTTGTAATCTTACTACATTATCAAAATAATATCAAGTATAAATAGAATATAAATGAGGTGTAGTAATGTCCAAAATAACAAATCAAGATTTTTTCTTACAATATATGGCTAATAATTGCGATCGTGTGATATTTACGATACTACCTGAACCCATACTAGAAACTGCAAATTTAGCCAGTGTGCGGATCAGTGTACCACTTTCATCATCAAATTTTGAATTACGCGCGGGTAATACATCCGGTAGACGAATTACATTATTGGAAATATTAAATCGTGTGGCTGTAGGTAATGGTGGTATTCAACACGCCAACTTTTTTGCTGGGTCTACTCACATACATACGTCAGACATACAGACCGCATTCACAGTAAGTAATGGAGTTTCATACACAGTACCATCTTTTAATATCATCGAATTAACTGAACCGGTATAGGATATAAAAATGTCAACTATAACCGCATTCGATGATTCAGTAATACAAATAAGGTCTGACTCATTAAGATTAAAAAACTACTCGTCGAGTGATTATGAGCGTAGAAAATCAGCACCTTGGGTTTATTTTGAACCAAATGAAATTACAAGCCCAGCGTTTCCTCCACCATATATACCTGTATCTATCACGGCTGATAATGTCGTTACATTATGCGGTAATGGGGTAACACTAAATGCCGAATATATACTTACTCCGGTTGACTATAATGGTCTAGTTGATTTATTTTGGGAACAGCAAACTGGTAGTGGCGTAACCATAGACAATCCAACTTTAAAAAATCCAACTATATCCTACAATTCATCTTCAACATTTGATTTCGTTATGAGGGTATATATAGATAAAGGTACAAATCGAGAAATGTTTGCTGATGCAACTGTGATCCGTACTCCGGTCGGAACATCTTTGATGGGTTCTGCACCAATACCTAAAAATCTGAAAGGTAAAGTCATAACTCGAAGTGGTGCTGTAGTAAAAACCTTAAACGGAACGTCTGTGGTGGGGTCTGCACCAACGAAGAATAACCAAAGATACCTTAGCGATACTAGATCTAATCCAATTCTTAGGGAAAATTTTAATATTGGAAAATTTTCACAAATGCCTAGCACTGCGGATCAATCTGGAAATTCTCTACCAACTTACAATATTGAAGATATTCAATTTACCCAAATAAATTGGACTATACCCAACAATGGATTTTATAATAAATTTAAATTTCATGCTATAGAAATATATAAGAATGAGATTTTAATAGAAACCTATTATAGTCGAGTACAATCATATGTTGCACCAATTGGTGAAGACATATATAGTGTGGCTATATTATATATAAATAGTGATAATGGTAAAATTCTAACAATACATAAAGATGAATATGCCGTTGCCAATATATATAATAAAGTTGGATCTGGGTATCTAGTCGATGTGTTGGCGCAAGGTATCACTTTACTTGGATTTCAACCAACTATATCTACAATATCGCCAGTTATAGTTAGAAGTGGGGTCGCAGTAAAAACCGCATCATCTACCACATTAGCTGGTGCTACCATGAGTAACAGGACCGGCGAATATACGATAACTAGAATCAATGGAATATCCATTGGAAATTAAAAACTTAAATAATAGAGGGTAATCTATGCAAGGTTATTATGAAATAGAAAAACACAAAGCGGAATTAGTTGATGGTGAATGGATTCCTATAGAATTAATAGAAACTAGAATTGAAAAAAATAATATAGACCTTGCCGCAAGAATTGGCGTTAATGGTGCGTATACTGGCGTGACTACAAGTAGTACCGTAAATAGTGATGGATTTCCAGTATTTTCTTCAAATCAGCGATTGTTTATAAGTAGCTTGAGGGTATATTCAAAATCTTGGAAAAACGGTAGCGAAAATACCGATTCTAGTAGCGAATCGACTACATCATTAGTGCGCGGCGATCATTCTACAGGTAAAGAACAGCCAATTTTAGTTTTAGGTACACCAAATACCATAACTACCGAAGCAAGGTGGAATCCACCTACAAATAATGCTAGAGCTATATATACTATCGGTTGTTACTATTCAAATAGTCCAATAAGCTCGGTGACTTTGAATATACCATGTATTCAGCAGACCAACGAGCTATTAATTATAAAGTATAGATATAATTGGTATGAAGATTCTTCTAATGAGTATACTGATTTAGAAGATCCAGATGCGGCGTTCTTTTTGAATAAACGTCAAGCTATGGCAAGTGATTATTATAATCCATTTGCTAAACCGACCAGACTATCATTTTCAAGTTATGATATAACTAGTAGCAATGATCCTGTTGAATATTATACCAATGGTTTACCATTGACGAATGGTATTCGTCAGAATTATAATGAGGGTTATGCGGATCATACAGTTTCTTTAGGAAATGCTGATGGGGTTGGTAGATTGTTTTCTTCAGTTCATTTGTACAGTGACGTTAGTAATGCTCAGTTTATATCTGGAATGGGTGAAGCC